TATTGAATTAGAAGATCTTAAAGTAATTCAAAAATTTTTGCCCACCATTAACGAATGGATGGATGCTGGAGAGAACCAATATGCTGATGATGGGACATGCATCTATGATGCATCTTACTGGGCCGATAGACAGTGTAGCTGGGATATTCTGAAGAAAATTAATATTGAAGTTTACAATATTGTTGATAGATACATTCAAAAAATGAAACAATTTTTAGAACAATCTTTTAATGTTGAACTATCCACAAGACCTCCAGTAATAATTAAATGGCGTCCTGGGATGGAGCAGAGACCTCATGCAGACAAACAAACTAATGATGGAAGACCTAATCCATTTCCAACATATGATATAAATTCTTTATTTTATTACAATGATGATTTTCAAGGTGGGGAACTGTATTATCCTGATCACGACTTGGTCATTACGCCACAACCTGGGCTGGCTGTTGCCCATCCGGGAGATATAAACTATCTACATGGAGTTAAGCCAGTTATTTCTGGAGAAAGATATACAACTCCATCTTTTTATACGATTACAGAATTAAGGTAAAATGAATAATATAATAAAAAATTCTTCTTTAAAAGATATTGAATTTAATATAGATAATTATATAAATTTATTTTTAAAAAATGGTTTACTTATATTTCCTAAAATAAATTTAAATGACACAGAACAATTAGACTTTATGTCTTTGTTCGGTCAAAAGCTAGACTGGGGTTACGTTGATCATTCTCACATAGAAGACCATATGGTAACTTTTGAAATGACTAAAGACCAAGAACGTTCTATTGATAGCCTGTTTATACCCTGGCACTTAGAGCATGTAGAGAGATCTAGGCCTCAAGTAGCAGCTTCATGGAGAATGGATAAATTTATTTGCTCAAATGAATTTGGCGCAACAGGTTTCATTGACTCTTCTGCTTTGTATTATAGGTTAAATGATCAATGGAAAACATTTTTAGACAATTGTTTTATAAAAGACGCAGATAGTTTAAACATAGAAAGACCTTGTGTTATTTCTCATTTGAATAATGGTAGAAAAATACTAAGACTACATCCATATTATAACGGAGAGGTACTTTGCAGAGTTGGCTTAAGTGAACCTTCTAGTTTGGACATTGAACTATATAAACAAATTACTGAATGGGTTTTTGCAGAAATTGTAGAAAAAGAACAAGATGCCTTTTGGTGGAATTGGAGTGAAGGGGATTTTATCCTAATAGACTTATCCAGAATAGTTCATGCAGTCAAGGGAGGATTTTTACCTGGAGAAAGATCCTTCACTAGACATTGGGCCTATCGAGACAAGATCGACTATGACCTATATTCCAAGCCAATATTTTCTAAAGGAGCTAATTTTGGATAAGATTCATATTACTAAAAATATTATAGATAGAAAAGATTTAGAACAAATTATACTGTATTTAAAAAATACACCAGTTATGATTGATGAATCTGGATATTCGCCATTTGGTGTTTATGCCGGGAATGGTAGTCCTACCCTACCTAATCTTTTGGAAAAATATCATAATACATTAAAGGGAATTATTGAAACTTCTTTTAATTGCAAAGTTTATGATGAAGGCGTAACTAGTATAGTCGAGATGAAAACTGGGGATTCAATGCCAGTTCACTTGGATCATGGATCTGCTCAAAATGAAAGTGTTGGACTCAAGACTGGTGCCGGATACCCATCAAGAGACCTTAGTTCAGTACTCTACTATAATGATGATTATGAAGGTGGAGAGATTTACTTCCCTGAACAAGATTTACTTATTAAACCAGAGCCTGGAATGTTTATTTGCTTCCCAGCTAAAGATGGATTTCCACATCAAGTCAGAGAAATAAAGAGCGGATACCGTTGGTGCTCTACTAACTTTTGGTGCGTTAAGAAAGACTAGGCTCTCAAGTCTCCAAGTGCCACCCAAGTATTTTCAGCTCTTTTTATTAAAGTAACTGAAGACCACTGTGCTCTTAAAATCAGACCAGGGGTAGCATTGACTGTCACGCCGCCTGTTGCCGTTATCGTTGTTGCTCCCGCCCCTGTTTGTAGGATTGTAATTTGAGTTCCAATTGGGAAAGCTACAGAAGAGTTTAATGGAACAGTCAGTGTATTGGCTGATCCATTGCTTATCTCTACAAGCTTATCTTTGTCAGCTAACACAAGAGTATAGCTAGCGGCCTGGGCATTAGTGATGACATTGGATGATGCAAAGTCCAAAGATATTGTTCCATTACCTACTTGCAATTTTTTATTGGTAGAATCCCAAGATAGTCTAGCATCTGTAGTAGAAGATGAGGTAGAAAGTGTTAGGGTAGGAGTATTAGTTACTGGACTTGTAAAAGTTTTATTGGTAAAAGTTTCGGTGCCGTCAAGGGTCGCTAGAGTCCCAGTAGTTGGTAGAGTTAAAGTAGTTGTTGCTGTGGCTGTAAGGGTAGTGGTAAATGCTCCAGATGTTGTAAAGTTTCCACCAAGTGTAATTGTATTAGAACCATTGTTTACACCAGTGCCACCGTAAGTTGCACCAATCAAAGTCCCTTGCCATGTGCCGGTGCCAATAGTGCCAATACTCGTGAGGGATGAAAGGGTTGCAACATCAGTATAGGCAACTGTACCCCCCGTGCCAAATGCAACTGATGAAGAATCAGTGCCAGTAAATGTAAGGGTGTTGCTGACTGTGAGCGTCTTACCGTCAGCAATAGTTAGTGTCGATCCAGTTGTCGGAGCAGTCAAGGTAACTTTATTGATTGTTGTAGCAGAAGCTACCCCAAGAGTTGGGGTAGTGAGTGTCGGGCTAGTTAGTGTTTTGTTAGTGAATGTTTCTGTTCCATCAAGAGTTGCTAGAGTTCCTGTTGAAGGAAGGGTTACGCTTGTATTAGCTCCTACCGTAAGGGTGGTAGCGAATGCTCCAGATGTTGTAAGATTGCCACCAAGAGTTATTGTACTTGAACCATTATTTACGCCGGTTCCACCATATGTTGACCCAATCAATGTTCCGTTCCAAACACCGGCAGCTATAGTTCCTAGTGAAGTAAGGGACGAACTGGTAACGCCAGATCCAAGAGTTGTTGAACTAAGTACTGATGTCCCATCAATCTCATAAACTTTACCAGCTAGAAGGTTCAGATCTTCAGATGAAGTCCATGCGTCAGTTGAATCTATCCAGTTAAAGGTCTTATCAGTAGCTCCTTTGAGCGTAATTCCACCACCATCAGCCGTTGAGTCTGTAGGAGAAGTTACTGCCCCAAGTTCAATATTTTTATCATCAACAGTAAGTGTTGTAGAGTTAATTGTTGTAGTTGTGCCATTGACTGTTAGATCGCCAGAAAGTGTAAGATTTGCTGCAGCGACTGTTCCCGTAAATGTGGGATTTGCTAAGTTTGCCTTTAGATCAAGAGCAGTTTGTCCTGCTGTAGATACCGGTTTATTTGCGTCCGAAGTGTTGTCAACGTTTCCAAGGCCAACATCTGCTTTAACAATTCCAGTTGGAGTGTTTATGACTGGAGAGGTAAGTGTCTTGTTAGTAAGAGTTTGAGTGTTTGTAGTCCCAACAACTGCTCCAGTTGCGCCATGAGCTTCTGTTAGGTTTGCATGAGTTGTGAGATCTGAGACTAAAGCAACTGTGCCAGTAGCGTCAGGAAAGGTGACAGTTCTGTCTTCGGTTGGATCTGTAATAGCTAATGTTGTTTCAAACTCGTTTGCTGTTGCACCTTCGATAATAATACTTGCACCATTAATGGTAAGTCCTGCAAATGTTGGAGTTGCAGAAGTTGCAACGCTTTGGCCAATTGCAATTGTTGCGTTAGAGCCTTCTCCTGGAGTATGGGTAATGGTTACTCCAGTTCCTTGGGTAAGGTCAACCATGTAATTTCCGACAGTGTCTGTTGAGAGATTGACGGCATCATTTATCCACGCTGTCCCGTTCCAGCGAAGGAAGTCGCCGTCCGTGGCCGATGTAATAGTTACATCTGCAAGATCATTTAGATTAGCTGCTGATACGTCTCCAACAAAATACGGAAGAGAAGTCCAAGCAGTTGATCCAGTTCCAATTTTTAATTTTCTAGTATCACTTTCAAAACCACATTCACCAACAGCAAGAGTGGGGTTTACTGACGTCCAAGATGCTGCTAAGCCTCTTTTAAATTGAATAGTTGCTGCCATTAGATTTCCCCGCCATCATATAAGATTATTATATTATTAGTAACATCAGCTTCTAATAAAACATAGATTGGAGTTCCCCCATTTATATTTCCACCAGCACTTATTCCTGAACTTTGGTCTAAGGAAAATTCTTTTATTAAATTAGACGCGTTTTTATAGAATAATTTTTCATCTGTGTAATTTATTGCCAATTCACCATGCTCTAGCGACGCTGGGCTGCTAGAAGATGTTGCTGATCTTTTTAATTTAATAGTATTTGCCATTGAATA